AGCAACACCAGAAGCTGAAGAAGCTGAAGCTGTAAAAATAGATATTGATGAAGAATATCCAAAAAATCAACAAGCATACGAAGAAGAATTTGAATCCGAAGAAGCAGCTATGCAAAATAATAGTAATGTTTCTGAAGAAGAAGCATATGATAATGTTGAGGAATATAATAAAGAAATACAAGCAGCTTCTGAAGATAGTGGTGAAGATATATCTGAAACAAATCCACCAACTGGTACTTCTGGAACATCATCCGATTTACCACCTAAAGCAAAACCACCTGTAGCTAGAGGTGACCAAGCTTTATTTAAACGTTGTGGAAATGGAGTATGGCCGGCATTAGGAACTGCACCTGATTTTGAAATTCAAAGAACTGATCCTGGTAAATGTCCAAGAAATTGGTATAAAGTTAATAAAGAATATATGGTAAAAAATTGTACTGAAATAATGTTTCCAACCGCAAGCGGAGATAAAAAAATATTAGTACACAAAGATTTAGCAGCAATTGTTAAACCGGCTTTAACAAAAATTAAAGAGAAAGGACTGCAAAAATATATTAAAAATTGTGGTGGTGGGTTGGCAGTTAGAAATGTAACTTGTGGAAACCGATTATCAAATCATAGTTGGGGTACTGCAATTGATATGAATACCGAAGTATATCCATATGGTTATAAGTTTAAAGATGATGGAATTTATAGCGGTGGTAAAAAAATAAGAGACTTAAATGAATTTGATAAAGGATTTCAGCAAGTAGCAGCAATATTTAAATCACAAGGAATGACGTGGTTGAGTAGTAATGACCCAATGCACGTTTCAATATACGAATAATTATGTCAGCAATACCACCAACCAAAAACCCAGCTTTAATTATAGATGATTTCATATTATATGCAACAAGTCATTTATCTAGCGTAACTGGTATAGTTAATACAATATCATTATATCCACCAATTGGTACACCTGGTCCGGGAATTGTAAATTGGACTGGTTATCAAATAACACCTGCAAGACCTGGTGGTTCTATTCCATCTGAAACTCAACAAACACCTGAAGAAGTTGAAGAAGTTGATACATCTGATATAGAAATGACAGATGCACAATTGGCTGCATCCGAAGAAGCATCATTAGAAGGTGATGATATAAATGAATCTTCGGCAAAAGCTTATGAGGTTTCTGAAGATGAGGAAGAACCAACAGAAGAAAGAAAACAAGAAATACAACAAAGATTAGAAGATGATGCAGAAAGCCAACCAGACCCACCAATAGCAGAAGAAGAAAAGCCAAAAGATAATATACAGCCAGTTCCAAATTATAAAAGTAAAATGAAAGTACCATCGGAATTGGTTACCGCTATGAGAAAATATGGTATTGGTAAAACTCCATTAGAAAGGGCCCATTTTTTAGCACAAACCAATCACGAATCTGGTAACTTTGTTTATAAAGAAGAAATAGCTTCTGGAACGGCATATGAAGGAAGAAAAGATTTGGGTAATACAGAACCTGGAGATGGTAAACGATATAAGGGAAGGGGTTATATCCAATTAACAGGTAGAGCAAATTATAAAAAGTTTGGACCTACTGCTGGAGCTGATTTTGTTGGAAACCCAACAATAGTGGCAACTAAATATTATTCAGATACCGCTTGTATGTTTTGGAAAGCAAATAAATTAGGTGAAAAATGTAAAGATTCATCTATTAATACAATAAAAATTGTAACTAAAAGAATTAATGGTGGATATAATGGATTGGATGACAGAACCAAAAAATTTGCCAAATATTGGGAAGAATTGCAAAAAGACCCAACACTTTGGGCTTAAAACTTAAAAATAATCAATTCAAATATTTATAAACATAACAAATAAGGACGTATGAATACTGATAAATTATTACAAGCCATTCAAATCCTAATCAAAGAGGAATTAAAACAACAATTACCAGCTCTTATTAAGGAAACTGTGAAGGCTGAAATGAAAAAAATGTTAGCAGAAGGTAAACAACCTGCTAAACCAAAAAATACTGGACTGAGTATGGCTAAGGCTCTTTTAGTAGATGAAGAACCAATGGTTAATGAATCTGTTAAAGAAGGAACATATAGTAAAAATCCAATGATTAATCAAATCCTTAATGAAACTAGACAAGCTGTTTCAAACGATGGTGGATTTAGAACTATGAGTTTTGGACAAGGTGATATGGGTTCAATTGTGGGTAGAACTGCAATGGCTGAAAAAATGGGTTATGGTGACTTCGCTAATGGACCTCAAAAAACTGGATTGGGTGTTCAAACTGGAGTGGCTGAATTAGATAAAGCTTTTAATAGAGATTATTCAGAGCTTGTTAAAAGATTTAAGAAGTAATGGCAATTGTATTAGGTCAAAAGTTAGTTCAAGATACTAAAAAGTATCAAGATTATGCAATAGGTATAACTTTACCTATTCAAATCGGTAACACTGCTTTCAACCAATCGTTCACAACTGCTGAACAAGTTAAATCAAATATTAAAAACTTACTTCTTACTAAAAAAGGGGAAAGGGTAATGCAGCCTGAGTTTGGAAGCGGTCTTCAAGAATTACTATTTGATTTTAATGATGATACATTATCTTCAAAAATAGAAACGGCTATTGAATCTGCCCTAGAGCAATGGTTACCTTATGTTACGGCTGAACAAATAGATGTGGAGCAAACAAATGATAATAAAGATAGAAATTTGGTGAATGTATCAATAACTTTTAGTATATTAAACACACCCGATTTAAATACAGTTTCATTTGCAATAGCTCAATAATAAATAAAAAATGGCAATAACCACAACAAATAAAAATTTTAAGAATAAGGGTAAGGATATAAAATATCTTGATAGGGATTTTATTGGATTTAGAAATAATCTAGTAGAGTTTGCAAAAAATTATTTCCCTAAAACTTATTCTGATTTTAATGAATCATCGCCGGGTATGATGTTTATAGAAATGGCATCATATATTGGTGATTCTCTTTCTTATTATATTGATGATACATTAAAAGAATCTTTAATGGTTTATGCTGAAGATATTAGAAGTATTTTAGCATTATCACAATATTTGGGATACAAACCAAAAGTAACAGCCCCAGCAGTAACTACACTTAGTGTATATCAACTTGTTCCATCTAAAGGTAGTGGTGTAAATAATTTACCTGATGAAAAGTATTTTTTAAGAATAAAAGAAGGTATGTTAGCTCGTTCTACGAAAAACAACATTATATTCAGAGCTACTGATGTAGTTGATTTTTCCGAAGAAACTGGTAGAGAAATTACGGTATATCAAAGAGATGTGGTAACGGGTGAACCAACATTTTATTTAATTAAAAAATATGTACAAGCAATCTCTGCAGAAGTAAGAGAAAAGGAAGTGACATTTGATTCTTATACTCCGTTTCAAAAAATTTTATTAGATGATACTAATGTAATATCAATATATGATGTTAGAGATTCCAATAATAATAAGTGGTATGAAGTTCCGTACTTAGGACAAGAAATGGTATTTATAGACCATGCTAATACGGAAGCTAATGATCCTGATTTATATCAGTTTAAATCAACTGTACCTTATATTTTAAAAACAATTAAAACTCCAAAAAGATTTGTTGTTAAAGTAAATGAAGATAGTACAACTACAATTCAATTTGGAGCAGGTGACCCAACGGCATCTGATGAACAATTGATTCCAAACTTAAAGAATGTTGGATTGGGATTACCAAATTCAATTAGTAGATTGGAAGAATCATTTGACCCAACCAATTTCTTAAAAACAAAAACATACGGAACATCTCCAGCAAATACAACAATTACTGTAAAGTATTTAGTTGGTGGTGGGGTGAATTCAAATGTAGCTACGGGTCAATTGACTAGAATTAATAGAATCGAATTTGAAATAGATAATCAATCTCTTACAGATACTGAAAGAGCTATTTACGAAGCAACTAAAAATTCAGTAGCTATTGATAATGAAGTACCGGCAACTGGTGGTAGAGGTGGTGAGACTGTTGAAGAAATTAGACAAAATGCTTTGGCAAACTTTGGTTCTCAAAATAGAGCAGTAACCGCAAAAGATTATCAAGTTAGAGCATTATCAATGCCAACTAGATATGGTGCAATTGCAAAAGCTTTTGCCGTTGCTGATGGTACATTAGATAATAATTCACCATCATCTATATTAGCATCTCCTAATAACTTACAAGAATTTACTGACTTAGTTATGAGTTTTGTAAATAAGCCTGATAGTGAAGAACCATCTGAACAATCTATAAAAGAAGAAATAACAAAATATTTAATAGGTAAAACTTCAAATGAAAACGAAAAAAATAATCCGTTTGCAATTAATTTATATTTGTTAGGATACGATTTGTTTGGAAGATTGGCACCTGTTAATAGAGCCGTTAAAGAAAATTTAAAAACTTATATTAACGAATATAGAATTCTTACCGATGGTATTAATATGAATGATGGTTTTATAATTAACATTGGATTGGAATTTGAAATATCAACATATCAAAATTATAATAAAAGTGAAGTTTTAGGAAAGTGTATCTCAGAGTTAAAAGATTATTTCAATATTGATAATTGGACTTTTAATCAAACAATAAACTTGAGTGAAGTTGAGTTACTTATAGCAAAT